CTGCTGGATTGAACGTGACGAGTTTATAATGTGGCAACTGAAGAAGTAACTATTCCTTTCCCTCAAAGTATAGACGAATTTCGTAGGCTGTATTATGCAAGTGAGTTTGCTATAGAAATTAAACTTTGGCTAAACAGCCAGGGATTAGCATTGGGTACAGACTTCAACTGGAGTGTTGACCCGGATGCCAAAGAAATAACATTTACATTTGCCAAAGCTGCTGGCTGGACAAGTTTAGTAGCACTGAAATTTTCAGATAAGTAATAATTCAATGACAGATAAATCAAATCAACTCAAGGGTCGCAAAAGTTTCGACGCTAATGTCGATGGCGCACTGATCCCGTTTTTTAATCGTAATGTATCAGAATACGCCACTGAATCAAGCGGCCCAAAATTTGATCTAGTGCCAGTTAAACAACACAAAGACATTATGCTAAACAATGCCAGGCACTTTGCCCAGCAGGAATACACTCGCATCATGGAGTTGGTTGCAGTATTAGAAAAACAAGCACAGGCAATTAAACGAAGATTAGACGTAACAGATACAGTACATGCTGCCGAATATCAGTTTGTGTTGTCAGTGGGAAAGTGCTATTGGTTGGCGTTTAATAATATTAAACAAAAAACAGTTTTATCGCACTTAGGACCGAACGATTGGTCATCTGGTGCACCAGAGCATTACGAATACATTGCAAAAATTAAATGGCTAGGTGACAACACCTGGGAAGAAATTACAGAGGATGATGACAATGGGAATATTTGATAGATTTAAAAAGAAGCCAGCGCCTGCTCCAAAAGCAGAGCCCAAGGCGAAAAAGAAAACAGCAAAAGAAATTGCCACAGAAAACAAAGAACCCTATGTTGATATTGTCAGTGTAGAACTTGATCCTGCCAACATCGGGCAAGGTTCTTTTGAAATTGACTGGAACGATTATTTTGTTGCTAAACTTGTGCGTTCAGGATACAAAGGCAAAGATGATGAGCAGATTGTTGATCAATGGTTCCAAGATGTCTGCAGGCATGTTGTGTTAGAAACTTACGAACAGTACGATGCAAACAATCCACGTCCAGTGAACACTGTACAGAAGAAAGACATCGGCGGCGGCAGAACCGAAGTAAGTTAAAAAATATAAAAATGATACTTTACGTCAACGGAGATAGTCACAGTGCTGGGCACGATGCCGGAGGTCCTGAGTTTGCATACGGTAAGCGCATTGCAGACCAACTGACCTATGATTATGTATGCGATGCAGTTCCCGGATGTAGTAATCGAACAATTGTCAATAGAACAAAAAAATATCTGGCAAACAATCGACCAGATTTTTTAATAATTGGGTGGAGCACATGGGAACGTGACACATGGTATTGGCAAGGGCAATCATATAATATCACTGCTTCAGGAACAGACACAGTGCCCGACGAGCTAAAAGAAAAATATAAACATTGGGTAATAGAACAAGATCTGCCCGAGGTGCAATGGGCGCACGAATTCACTGCACACGACGACATTTGGAAACTACATCTGGAATTAACTGCTGAAAAAATACCGCACTTGTTCTTCAACTGTTTTCATCATTTCTTTTATACCCAACGTCAGAATCGTCCAAGGTACGATTGGGGTAACTGTTATATTGACCCGTATGATCAACAACAGACCTACTATTATTGGCTAGAAGATCAAGGGTTTACTCCTGCCAATCCTAAATTCTATCATTATGGTGCAGATGCACATGTTGCATGGGCTGATTTTTTATTGCCAAAAATAGAAAATGTATTGACATTATCTAAATAAACTGCTATTATTACTACATGAGATACTTAATAGTCGACACTGCTAATACATTTTTCCGCGCAAGGCACGCGGCCCACCGCCAAAGCGATACCTGGGATAAACTGGGATTCGCTTTACACGTTACACTTGGCAGCGTTAACAAAGCATGGCGTGATCAAAAAGCTGATCATGTTGTGTTCTGTTTGGAAGGACGTAGCTGGCGCAAAGATTACTACGCGCCCTATAAAAAGAATCGTGCAGTCGCTCGCGCTGCATTAACAGAAACTCAGCAAGAAGAAGACAAGTTGTTCTGGGAAACCTTCGACAATCTCAAAGATTATCTGGTGAACAGCACAAACTGCACAGTGATGCAACATTCACAGTTGGAGGCAGATGATTTGATTGGTGGCTGGATTCAAAGTCATCCCGACGATGATCATGTTATTGTCAGCAGTGACAGCGATTTCTATCAATTACTGGCTGGCAATGTGAAACAGTACAACGGCATATCTGACGAATTACATACTCTGGAAGGTATTTTTGATAAGAAAGGCAAACTTGTGATCGATAAGAAAACAAAAGAGCCCAAAACGATTCCGGACCCCAAGTGGATTCTGTTTGAAAAGTGTATGCGCGGAGACCCGACCGACAACATCTTTAGTGCATACCCCGGTGTGCGTACTAAAGGTAGTAAAAACAAAGTTGGTCTATTGGAAGCATATGATGATCGCAAATCAAAAGGCTTCAACTGGAATAACTTAATGTTACAACGATGGACGGACCATAATGGTGAAGAACATCGTGTGCTAGATGATTACGAACGTAATCGTGTACTAGTTGACTTGACTGCACAACCCGATGACATTAAAGAAGTTATCAACAGTACAATTAAAGAAAATGCAGTTACTAAACAGATAACGATGGTGGGTGCAAAGTTTTTGAAACTGTGTGGCAAGTATGAACTTACCCGACTTAGTGAACAAGCGCAAAGTTATAGCGACTTTTTAAATTCCGGTTACCGAGGACAAAAATGACATTAGAAGCAAAAACCGTACTCAAAGACAAGTACTGGATTGTTGAACACAGCGGAGAGAAAATTGCTATTATTCAAGCAATCGACGAGGGGGGATTTGTGTATGCATCTGTATCCGAACGCAAACAGTACCCCACGATTAAATTGTTGAGCAAAGAGCATAATATTGTTTTTGCAAAAGAACCTGCAAAATCTAAGTCAGCAATTGAACATGAAATATACGGATTTCCCACTAATTGTAAACCGTGGAATGTCTTGTACGATGTAAAACACCAATTTCCAATTTACACTAAAACAAATAAAAGCAAAAGTTATTATTGTGCTGGGCATTATATTATTAGATTCAACAATGGTTGGGTTAAAAGTTATTGCCCCAAGTTTATCACCCTCAATCGGTATGACTTCCAAGGTCCGTTTAAAACCAAAGAAGAAATGCAAGAACAATTAAGGATTGCAAATGGAAAATAATAATTTAACATTGCATGTTAAAATGTTCAGCGATAAAGTTAAATTGATGAATCAGACAGGCAAACAAAATTTAACATTGGGTGCACAAGAAGCAAGAAACTTGCATACAGATATATTTGACTTGTTGGCATTTTGCACAAGACTGTCGAAACAGTCTAATTTAGAACAGAATCAGACCGTAAACATCGGAATGGACGGTGGGAACTGGTAATTATATACGCAGTTTTTAATGATAAATAAACTTAATATCGACTAATCATGAGTAGACCTAAGCCTAATGTTCTTGTAGAACATGTTAACAAAACAAATTATAAAACTGAACAAGTTTTAAGTAGTGAGGGCGTATGGGCTGTGTATTATGAAAGTAAACCGATTAACTTAAAATCTGGTAATATGTTAGTTTCATATCCAGGTCCTAAATACAAAAAGACTAGTTTTAGTAATCCGGGACATGCAATCAATTTGGCAAAAAAATTGAATGTACTTTTTAAAACCAATCAATTCTCAGTTGTGCTATTAAAAAGTGGCGACCAAATCTTCCCTTAAGAAATATACGCAGGCGCAGTTAACTAAGATATTTTTAACTGCGTCGGGTTTACCGATTGGTAAATTCAGTGAATTAAGATATGATCTTTGGTTCAATCCCAAAGATGATGATTCAATTCGACTTAGTATGAACGGATACAAATTTATATCTAAAATGCTAAGAATAGAATCATATGAATTCCAGTTAAACGAACCATTGACCAATTATAATTTATTGCAATTAGATAGATACTTTCAAAGTATGTATTACATATTGAACAATAAAAAGTTCTTTCTTTTCGAGGAATCCGAAGCAAGTATGCTATCCTTAATGGGTGGCGATTTAAAATCGTACTTGGATAATTTAGAAATTAATACCTAAGTACTACTCCTGGGCAACACAACTTTTGGTTGCTCGAAAATACTGGTTAGTGTTATAATATACACATAGACAGCAACAAACAGGAGTTAAAGATGGCATACGTATCCCAGGAACTGAAAGCAAAGTTGGCACCCACTATCAAGGCAGTGTTGAAAAAGTACAAGGTAAAGGGCAGCATCAGTGTTCGCAATCACATGAGTTTGGTTGTGACTCTCAAAGAAGGTGCTGTCAACTTTGGCAAAGATCACGCTGATGTCAACACCTACTACATCAACGATCACTATGCAGGCCGGGCACGTGATCTCTTAAACGAGCTCAAAGCGGCCATGGAAGGCCCTGAATTCTTCTGTGAAGACGATGCTATGACAGACTACTTTCACCGTAGCCACTACATTGACATCAATATTGGCAAGTGGGACAA